GCTGTCAATCAAAGAATATTCAGCACGAAACCAATCGACCGCAAATGTAGATGTTGATGCGTCTGCGGTAAGTGAAACCAGCCAATCTCCAATTACAAAAACCTGACTGTCGACCGTGCCAGCGACCGAAACAATATAGTAATCACCTTTTGCTGTACCGCTTGGGAATGTGCCTGCCGATGCGTCCCACGATCCGCGCGGATTCAAGCCCCCCACTACTGCTGATATCTCGTGATAAAGCGATGCGACAACTGTGTTCACATCCGTTTCAAGCAATTGACGAGTTGATAACTTAGGGTCTGTGCCTGTTGTAGTTAGTCCGAAAATTGGCAATGGCATTATGCGCTCCTATGCGTCTGTTGAGGCTGTGACGCTGGCTGTGAATGCCGATGCGCTGGCGAAATCGCCACGTGATCTTGCGAAGTAAAAGCGGGTTTTGGACGTACCCAAGCCCGTTTCTGTGATACTAACGGTTGTATTTTGGCTCGCGAAAATTGCAGAACCCAGCAAGCTTGCGGACCCTGCGCTATCTGTGTCACTACCATGAATTTCGATTGAACGAAAGTCTGCATCGTTCGGTGTTCTAAATGTCACGACTATCTCATCGACGCCGCCAGTTGCGGTGCCGCTATTCGGAACATCAATGGTAATATCTACAACAGGCGTCACGCCTGTAATTTCCACGAAATCAGAATTGCCGTTCGTACCGATTGCGCGAACCCTAATTTCATAAGTTTGGCCCGGCGTCCCTGTCATAAATGCAAAAACATCGCCCGACCCGTCGCGAACTTCGCCGTCAATATAGCCGCCACTTTCATAGTCGCCGCTAGTCTCACGGAATTCCCATTCGTATGTGGTAACGCTTGAGGGGGATGGATCAAAAGCAAACCGAATGCGCGGTATGATTGTGCTGCCTGTGTTTAGGTTCACCGCATCGCCCGTTGTTACAGATAACGCGCCGGGGTCTGCTGTCGTGGATCTTGTGTCGTTGTACGGTTCGTTGAAAACGACTTCTTCATCCGTCGAGGGAACCCATGCGTAGATTGACGCGTCATGTTTTACCAACGCGGCTGGCAACCGCATTGCGACTTCGCCGCTTTCACCAATCGGATCAAGGCCGGGGTGGATGCTCTCAATCTCATAAACGCCATTGAGCGCGTCATATGGCGACGGCAATGCAATCGTTGCAGTCGCGCCCCCTACAAGATTGAACGCCTCTGGCGGCAACGTGCCGCCGTTTATGCGTTCCTGTCTGCGAAGGCGTAGCCCCGCTATTTTACGAACCCGCATAGCCTGCGTTGCACTTGGGCAAAAAGGCAAGCTCATCGTTTTAACGGCTGGTATTCCGCCATCCGCAGCAAGCGCGTTTGGTATAGGCCACTGTAATAGCTCCGCAGTTTCAAATCCCCGACCGCTTGATATATAAGTCACGCGCAGAGAGTTGACCAGATTAGCGCCCGGAACCATGTCGGGGAATTCGAACCCGTCACCCAAAAGGTATGTCAGGGTTTCGGTCGGGGCGCGATACACTCCCCCCGCATATCCCAGCTTTCCACCCACGCGGATAAAGTCAGCCGCGCCAGAAATCATCATTGGGTTAAGTTGGTCCTCAATTTCGCCGTCAGTCCATACGATAGTACCTGAGCAAACATAACGCGCCTCACTGCCACCTGATAAAAGTGCAACTGTTTCGTCGCAAGCGTCAGGCCCATCTGCGTTGAAAGATTCATGCACCTGCCCCTCAAGATATGGGCGAATCGGATTTTGCGTTAATGCGTCACGCACACAAAGGGCATGACTTTCCGACCACTCCCAAGTTGCCGGATCAGCAGGGTCGTGCGCTGCCTCGCGTGGGTCGTATACAAGCGAAAATTGGCCTTCGACCTCAACCAATGGCGGCGTAGATGGCCACCTGTTGCTGCGCTCACCAGATGAGCCAGCATCTAGTTTGAGCCAAATCATTGTCTGACCCTGCCACGCATCTGAGGTTTTCCACAAGTCATCCCGCACACCATCAACATATGCTGCGTCTGTGGTAAATGCTGTAGGTGGTGCAGTGTGGTTCCCCCTGCTAATCCAAACAGTAACGTGATCTAGAAATGGGGCCGTTGTTGCTGTAGCGCCCGCGCCGCTCAGATCGAAAGCGTCACCAGTCAAAACAACTTCGCGCTTGTCGAGGTGCAAGGTAAAGCTTGACAAATCAGATGGCCGTGAATTAAGTATCCAAGCGCCCCAGATATTTACGCCCTTAACTGGTATTCCGACGGGCGTTCCAGTTGCGCGAGCATCGCCATAAACAAAACGATACGCTGGCGCAGTGGTGGGCTGTGACAACTTTGCTGATATGTCTTGAGCGGTGGGCTGGTCTTTACCGAATATCGCTGAAATTGCGGCGTTGATTAAGGTTGAAACAGCAAATTGAACGACTGCGGTTGCAATCGCCGTTGCCGTAGCAAATGTAGCGCCCAAACTTACAGCAAGAGTACCAATCGCATTGAACAACAATGTCGTTAAAAACGGCATGTCCAAGCCCCCAATATTTTAGACTTAATAATCACCATACCCGCCTTGGATTTGCACGCAAATTCAGCGCCGCCCATACTTATAGCTAGTGCTGATCCTAGTGCATCTGCGCTAGGAATTAAAGACAAATCACCACACTGCGGATCATCGACACTTATCAAGTCAAATGTGGCGTTGCACCATTCAAGATAACCGCCCGCCCGCTTTAGTATTCGCGCAGCGCCCATAGCTGTTTTGTATTTCGATGCGTAGCCCTCCAGCGGGTCTTTTCCATGCAACGCCGCAAACACCACACAAGCCGCTGTGCAATCACTGCGGAGCCCCCACGCAAACGGATGCCGCATGTGGTCACGCGCCGCGTTAAACGCCTCTTGTGGGCTTATTCCGGCCATGACTTAGGGTTAAATTTATTGCGGTTTGCGTTCTGAACGTGACGCCCTGCCGTATCGCCGGAGAAATTAGTGATTTGATCTTCATAGCCATGTGTTATTGAGGCCGACGATCTAGCCGATGGCCCAACGCCAAGGCCCAAAACCATGTCATGCGAAAATCCGCCCTCCGTCCTAGACAGTGTGCCGCTGCGACTGTCAAAATACCCTGTGAAGAGCTCAACAGGTTCTTGACTTAACACGTTACCGCCTACTGTTGTCGTCGTGGCAAACCAGACCGTCAGTGCCTTACCGCGAATAACCTTTCCGCGTTCGCCCAGCATATCGGCAACGGTTGCTGCAACTCGGATCGTCGCGCCTGACGTTGCCAACCCGCCCGACTCTTGCGGGGCTTGGAATTGTACAAGCTTGCCTGCGCCCGCCCATGTGTGGCCGTCCCATGATAAATCACCAAGGCCAGTATGGACGCGAATTGTTTCGCCGGGCCAATCTGCATAGGTCAACAATATTGGAAAGAAATGCGACCCAAGATCTGAGATAAGTCCAGCCGATGCGCCGCGCGTTAGAGCCAAGGGTTCAACTCCACAAATCCGCCTGCGTATTCGTCTTCAAAAACTTCCCTGAAATCCCACTGAAAACCGAAAGCCGAATTTATGCCCTGAACAGATCTCGGCACGCCCGCCGCTTCAAATACAACGCTTTCACTGTGTCCGATGCTAACAAGGCCCGACAATGTGAACGCCGCCGATTTGTCTGTGCGTATCGTCGCCACGCCAGACGCGTTTGACGTTGCTGTCTTTAACACAAAAGCGGTTTCCGTTGCCGCGTCGGTTGAAACGCTGATAAGTTCAGAGGGTCGCGCAATAATCTGCGAAGGCGGCAATCCTGAAACCGTGAGTGCGTGATAGCCCACGTCGGTTGCAGGCTCGCCATATAAAGTGAAAACACCGTCGCCCCAGACCATGCCGGATGCGTCGTCGGTCCATGATAATTCCGTTCCGCTGTCGGTCCATGTCAGAACACTACTCGCAAGGTCTTGGCCCGCCCGCGATAAGTGCCAAAGCGACGACAGGCAAGGAACGCGTGTCAGGTTAGGTTTCCCCGACCATTGCTTGTTGAGCATCCGAACATACCCTGCGCCGTCCAAGTCAGTGCCGATCCCCGCAACGTTAGCTGTGGCCACCCGCCGCGCCCGTTGCGCCGATGATGTGCGAGAACGCCCTTCGATCAAACCAACCGATTTGCTTTGCGGGAATATGTCCGCCAACTCCCAGCCTGTAAGCTGAAAAGGTGGCCACGCGATAACGTCTACAGTCATGGCGACCACCCTGATTTGCTGTTTCTAAATGATGCTTGGGACTGTGAAACCGCTTGTGCTGTCAGTCCACCGGATGCTTGCTGGATGCCTTGCGATACCATTTCACGGATCTCCATATTCCCACGAGCGCCATTTACGTTGATATTATACACGGGGGCCATAGATTGTCCACCGCCGCCGCCCAACATGCGCCGCGTGTCCGTTGCAGTCCTGACTTGCGAACCGCGTGGTAGGTTTACAAGTTCCGGCCCGCGCTCGCCAACCAAAGCCATGCCGCCCGGCGCGTTGTTTGTGCCGTTTG